TTCATCAGCAATGGGTGCGGCTCGTGGTGAGCGTTTATTCCGTTCTGTTGGAGCGGCGTTCAAAGACTACGAACCAGATTTCATGTACATGGTTACTTCACCAGAAGTTATGGCTGAAATGCGTGCGGCTAACTTGGTAGACGAAGACCGTATCAAAGACGGTAACTTAGAATTCTCAACAGTATTCGGCGGAAAATTCCGTTTAGTTATGACTCGTGCGAACCAAATGATTTCAGGTGCGGCTTCAGGCGACTTGAATGCACAATCAACTAAGTGTTCATACATCATCAAGCCGGGTTCAGTTGCGGCAACAGCAATCAACATGCCAACTCCAGTAGAAGTAGACCGTGCGGCGGCTTCTTACTTAGGTGGTGGTTCAACTAACGTTTGGTATCGTTGGGGTTACATCAACCACCCAATGGGTTACGACTGGGCTGGTTCAACTGGTGCATTCGCTTCTAACACAGACTTAGGTGCGGCGGCTTCTTACACACGTAAAATGGACAGCTTGAACTTAGGTATCTTACCAATATTCCACGCTTAATTATAAATCTAAAGGAGAGAACTAATGGCACTTGTACTCAATACAAATAGCTATGCTATAATAGCAGATGCTGATACATACTTTGAGACTCGTATTGATAACGCCAACTGGTTTGACGCTACGGACGACATCAAAGAACAAGCACTAGTTACAGCAACACAGATTGTTGATGACAATGCTTGGATTGGTTCTGCTGTTAGTTCCTCCCAAGCTCTTGCATGGCCTCGAAAGAACGCCAAGTATTATGATTCTCGTATGGGCTTCTTTGTTACTCCTAGTGAGTCAGAGATTCCAGCTATGGTGAAAACCGCAGTGTACGAGCAAGCATTGCACTTAGTTAACAACGAAGACTTGTTGACTGGGCAGACACAAACATTTGAAAACATTTCTGTTGGGTCGATATCTATATCTGATTCCAACGGAGATGTCACTCGCACTCCTATAAAGAGTTCCCTTGTAATTAAAGCTATTAAACCTTTAGTGGTTAAAGGCTCTACAGGACAAGGTGCTTCTTGGTGGAGGGCTAACTAATGTCAATGAAGGCTAGAATCAACAACGCTGTTGATAAAGCTTTTAATGCTATTGGTGACTTGAAACAAATTGGAACTTTAACAGTTAAGAACGTAGGCGACTACGATTTCAACACTCAGACTACAGTATCTACGATTTCAAAAGAAACAATCGAATTGTTTATTGAATCAAAGAAACCTAGTTCGGGTGAAGGCTTTACAACTTCTGCTCTGATTAAGGGTGTAGTAGACTTAGAGGTTTACGACTCTCTTGAAGTAGGCGGCGTTATCTATAACGTTGTAGACTATTCAGACAACGGCTTTATTACTGAAGCTGTATTAAAGAAGGAGAAGTAGATGGCATTTGAAAACATACTTAACAATATTGAAGCTCAGTTTGCTGATGTCTTTTGGGTAACTAACGGCATAGCTGTTTATCCATCAAACTACCAAGGTAAAAAGAGTGATACAAATGAATACTGCATACTAACTGTTATGCCTTCTAATAGCGAATACTATGCTTATGATGCAAAGAAATCCACAAAGGGTTTAGTTGCTGTTAAGATATTCGTTAAGGCGGGCGAAGGTAACAAAAGAATAATGCAGATAAGTGATAAGCTTGATACATTACTACAACATGAAATGTATGGTACTACAGAGCTAGGAACATCATATTTAACAGTGGAGGGTTTAGACCCTTCGAACTCAGCACTTTATAGTGCATCTTACATAATCCCATTTACACATTACGGAGAATAACAAATGGCACACATATCATCACTAGGTGCAGGTATCTTTACATACCTAGACATCTTCAAAGGCACAATCCCTGCTTCTACAGATACAGTAGCAGAATGTGCGGCACTATTCGTAGGCACAGTAGACGGAACTGCAGACGCAGACCACGTTCGTATGCCTTCAGTACGTGAATTCCCATCAATCGGAACACCAGCAAACATCGTAAACGTTCCTGTATACGGTCAAAAGACTTCTTCACAGGTTCAAGGTCAAGCTGACGCTCCT